AAAGCAAAACAGTTAAAAAAATCTGTATCTATAACGGCAGGAATACCAAGAGCAATATCTTGGTTGGTCACATTACCCATATGCTCACCCGATGCATTAATACTAAATGATAAATCATTCTCATACCAAATGTTTGGTTGTGCATCTTGAGGTAATGTTTCAAATACAATTGTAGTCTCTGCCCTGTAAACAGTTATGTCAGCACTTGCCTTTGATAATCTACCCGCACGACTTCCACCACAAGTATATGTACCTGTAACAAGTAATCCTAAATAGTTTGTTGTAGCGTTTCTATAAAATTTATAGTAGTTAGTTACAAGAGACGTTAAAATATCTATTGCAGTAGTTGCAGTGGTTGGTATATACACATTATTAATTGTACATCCGGTTCCGCAATCAGTTATACCATCATTAATAGTAGTTTGGATATTATCTCCATTCCACCAATCTTGCATATTATCATAATTATTTGATGATACATATGTTTTTTCTAATGTATAAATCCTTCTTTCACAGGCGCCCGTTCCATCTCCCTTACCTAATCTTGATAATCTTATAAGTAACTTTATTCTACTTCCTGCAGGTACGGTATAATCTTGGTATATCCAAGTTGGATTTAAAGGGTCATATCCTGCTACACGTTCAACATTCATTGGGTAATTTAATATAGGAGAAGTGCCGTCGTACTCAGCCGTTGTAAGTAAATTTCCCGGAGCTATTACAGATAATTCGTCAGTGACAGCAGAAAAGCTGTTTGTATTTATTTTCATATAAACGCCCGAAGGAACATATATGTCTTGAGATGGGTCTAATTCACTTGGTATAATAATAAAATTTTCAGACTTAGATTCTTTTTCTAAGACAGTTGCATACACACAACTTTGTGTAGGTCCATCCGAATCAGCTTTAACAATAAATCTATCGCCTTGCTCTACCTTCCTTGCGTTCTCACCCTCAAGTAAAAAATATGTTTCATATGTATTTGGGTCTTTAAAGAATATGCTACTATAAATAGTCTCATAATTTTCTTCGTCAGGTTTAATTACAAACTTATATCTTGTTGCCCAATAAGGAGCAATCTGAGTTGTAGGAATAGTTACCCTAATACTATTTTTATTTTTAGCGTATCCACAAGGAATATGTTGAGTATTAAGAGGACTTACTAAGGCTGTTGAAGACCTATTAAACTCGTCCATATAAACAATACCAATCTCGTAGTCTCTATTACTATGTAAACTTTTAGGGTTTGCTATTTCTTGAAATGTTGCCTGAGCAAAATTTACTTTATAATATTCAAATACACTTTGAGTTGGGATAGTTACATTATTAACATATTCCATTGCAGGAAATAATAATCCAATAATAGGACTACCCGGCAAAGTATTAATAAATATAGGTTGATTTGTTCCTGTTATACCGCTTCTATATTTAATTAATGCATCTAATGTATTTGGTATTACACAGTTTACATTATCTGTAAAAGTAATACCATCACAAGATGTTTCATCTAATGGGTTTGCAGAATATACAGGTTTAATGTTAAAAACTGTGCCAATAGCTTCTTTAAATGCTGTACTATTTGCTAAATCATAAGCCGAGGCGTAGTCTGTTTGTAAATAAAATGTAAATGATAATTGTAAAGTTCCTGTAGTTTGAGTTGGATAAGGTAAGGTACCTGAAAATTGTGCGTGCTCAATGTTAACATCTAAGTTAATAGAAGAACCTGAAATTAAATTTAATCCATCTAAATCTATAGTAACATACGCATCTGTTACAGATATAGGTCCATTAATAGTATAATTACCTATGCCTGTTCCGTCAGGTATTGGTGTATCCCCAATTGTTTCACTAACCAATGTAGTAAAATACTCAAACATTGTAGGACTACCATTTAAGTCTACAAGGTCGTAACCTTCAACGTAATTACCATACATCAATCTATTACCCATAATTGTCTGAGCCTGTGAAAGAAGTGGTACGTTGTCGTACAATCTAAGCAACTCAGATTCGGGTAATACTGTAAATATTTTACTATTTGAGAATTGGTAAGTATATAATGTATTATCAGATAAACCTAATTCTTGTTTGTTTAATTTTTCAATAACCTTAATAATATTACCATCGGCACTTTTAAAAAGTAAATCAATGCTCTTTACAAGAGGTCCTCCTGTGTTGTAAGTTATATTACAAGCATTAGTATTATTTACCATACCCTCATTTAAATAACTTTCAATACTGAAATTAAATGATTTAGGAAAGAATGAAGGTGCCGAAAATTGAGACGTAGCAGAATACTGCCCGTCAGCATATTCATATCTATAAGCAAAACAAATAAATCTTGTCTCTAAGAAATTATCTTGGCTGCTTGTAGCTATTGGTTGAATAGTAGGCGACTCAATAGGTGGTTTTTTTATAACCAAAATTGATTCAGCACTAAATTGGTCTATATCTAATACGGGATTAGGATAGTTAATTGTAGTTTTTATAAAACGTGGCGGATTATAATTGTCTGTAAAATATAAAAATTCAGCAATTATATTAACGCCCGTAATTAAATATGTTGGATTAAAGTTTAATGTTGTATTAAGACCACTTCCATCATCTATGCTTATTACATTATAAGTTAATATATTAGTAAAAACATTAAATGATACTATCATATCAAGTTTACCTGTAGCTCCTACAGTAAAAGCAGGGTCGTGCACAAACCAATAAAGAGTTTCATTGGCAGCATCTTCAACGGCACCAATACATCTTGCTGCGGCACTTAATGGCGTTCCATCAATATAATTTAAAGAAGTAAGCGGTAGGTTACCTTTAGTATTTTCAACAGCACCAATCTCAGATTGTTCCGTAGAGCCCATCCTAATATTTAATGCATCAATATACTCGCCATTAGGAATAAGTCTCTCATCGACAACCTTATTCATTCTGCCCGCTGTAAAATTCCTTGTTATATTTGCCATAGTATTATTTAATCATCTTATCCATTCCTCTTAGATTCATTAATAATCTTCCCGGATGAATATTGCTAATTCTTATTTTTGCATTTCTTAATAATGCAGACTTGTTTTTGCGAGCACGTGCAACGACATATTCCTGAACCCCTAATTTAGAGTTTACTATCTCGTATTGGATGTATGCGTATATATACGACTCAAATAATTTATTGACAGTTACTAAAGAGTCATCTCCATTTTCCATACCGTCAGATATATACTCAAGGATACACGACTGTTCCATCATATCTGAACTAAAATTAATTACACCCTTCTTTTTATCAATATTAAATGTTGGGTTAAAGTTAGCAGTTTCTGTGTTTAAACCAAAACGAGCACCAATAGTAAATTGAAAGTACCATAACCCGTCCATATACCAACCCTCTTGCCCGTTGTAAGGGCTATTTGGATTTAAGTAGATGTTTTTCTTTTGGTTTGTTAATCTTTGAAAATCAATTTGAGAATTTTGAGGAGATAATATATTACCGTTTTGGTCAAATAAAAGAAATCCTTTATTATCTTGAAGGTAAGCATTAGCCGACAATACTTGAATATTTTCTGTAAGTGGTCTTAAATAACCGTCTTTATACAAAGAAATTCGTACCCAATTGACATAATCAGAAGGTAATACAAAAATCAAGTTACTTGCTACGGTTAACTCTAATGCTTTAATTTCTTTGAATGCATCGTAGTTTAATTCTTGAACCGCTCTCTTAGCGTGAAATAAAATCTTATATCTCTCTTCGTTATTTACTAAAGAGTGATTACCATAATACATTAATAAAAAGTTATTAACTATATCATATAATGATACATATTGGTATGAACCCCAATTTTTATCTTCAGGAGCTACACCATTATTATCGTAGTATTCGTATTGAGATATGTATGCCATAATTTATTGTTTATTGTTTATTGGTTGATAGGTTCCCGCTTTGCTCTTGACCTATTGCAAATGCTGCAACCTCGGACTCTCTAATTGATACACCACAATACTGAAGAATCTTCATAACTAATTTATATCCATCTTCAATTGGTAATTCAAAGTCTTGGTAGTCAAGTTGAGATTGGTCAAATGCAGGCTCACCATTTACTAAAGTAATATAAGTCCACTTAGGAACTTTAGGATACCTAAAATAGGTCCCCTGTACTTGCCCTTTATTACTTATGGTTGTAGGATAAAACGTTAATTCTGAACCTTGTAATGCGTAAATAGGATAATCATTATTTGGTTTAGTCAGATTAGAATTAACTAATAAAGAAAGTTTATTATTAATTACTTTTTCTGCTTGAACAATAGTAGCAGAAGAAATAATAGCATAAGCATTTCCTAAAGTTAAAAATATATTTGAATCTAATTGTATTGCAGTATTACTTAATACAGCTACTACCGTAGAAATTAAGCCTGTATTTAAGTTTGTTACCACATCCCCTACTGAAATATCTAATAATAAAAACCCACCTGCACTATCAACTAATTGATTAGAAACTACAGCAGTGTTTGTTCCTATTTTAACAACAACAGGTCTACATTTAATATCTAACAACATATAACTTAGATAACCCGTAGTTGTAAGCGTAGGCATTGAAAATTTATTAGCAGATATTTTTGTAAAGTAATCTGTTCGTAAAAAATATTCTAATACTTCTGCAATAGGCTGTTCTATATCTGCATAATCAACGCCTGATATTCTTGCATTTTCAGCATTTATAACCTTATTATAGCTACCAAAATACTCCTCATATATCTCTATTTGTGCATTCTCTGAATACAAATTAAAGTCTGATGGAGAGATATAACCGTAGTTATTTTTATTTAATACGGATAGGACTGTGTTTCTAACGTCGTTAATCATCTATATTCTTTTTTTTACAAATATAAAGAAAAAAGGGGGTACAAATTGCACCCCCGTTAATTGTATTTTATTACAAAAAAGTAGTAATTCTACTATCTTATAGGTTGCTCTCTAACATTTTTAAATAGTCAAGACCTTCATCAGATTGTAGATAATGACCTACCATTATATAAGGGTCCTCCCCGTATGGTACCGACAGCATCTTTTTCTTATTGGTTGCAGTATTAAACCAAACCTCCTTGTTGTTATTTCTGAAAGTCAATAACTTAGCATTAAAGAACACGTGAATGTTAGCATTGTGTCTAAGCATTGGGTCATTTAATACGTTTAAGAAAGCTCTTGGGTCTCTTTTAGCAAACACCAATATATCTCTCTTTAACTCAGCAGTAGTAACTTTCTGTGGGTCTCTTCCAAACAATACTCTTGATACTG